TTTCACCTGTAGAACCAACGGGTCCAATAGCACCAGTAGCACCAGTGCTACCATCAGCAGGACCTTGGGGACCAGTGGGACCAGTAGCACCAACTAATCCCTCAACACCCTGTATTCCATCTACACCTTGACTACCTTGAAGACCTGTAGCACCAAATTCACCAGCAGCACCAGGTGTTCCACCCGCACCAGGAAGACCTGTAGCACCTGTAGCACCTGTACCACCAAGTTCACCGAGACCTGTGGGACCAGTCAATCCAGTAGCACCAGTAGATCCAAATGTACCTTGAGGACCAGTAGCACCAGTAGATCCGTCTCCACCATTTGTGCCAGGATCACCAGGAATACCATTTGTACCAGGATTTCCTTGTAGTCCTTGAGGACCAGTAGCACCACCAGGATCACCTTGAGGACCAGTAGCACCCGTAGCACCTTTACCTGTAGCACCCGTAACACCAGTGGCACCAGTAGCTCCACCAGGAGAACCTTGAGGACCAGTAGCACCTGTGGTTCCAATTACTCCATCAATACCAGTAGCACCAACAGCACCAGTAAATCCAGTAGCACCTGTGGCACCGCCAGGATCGCCTTGAATACCAGGAAGACCAGCAGCACCGCTGGGACCAGTTGCTCCATCTGCGCCAGGAGTACCAGGAATACCAGTGGCACCAGTAGCACCACCAGGAGATCCAGCAGGACCTTCAATACCAGTGGCACCAGTAGCACCACCAGGAGAACCAGCAACACCCGTAGCACCTTTGGATATACCAGCAACCTGAACATTCCAAATTTCTGCGATATTATCAGCACTACCTACAGGGACTTCATATAAAGTCTCTACTTCACCGACATATAACCAAGAGTTAATGTCTGCGTAATAATGACCACCTGCTACATTAAACCTAAAATCGTTTATTGAGCCAGTAATTTGTGCTTGGAAATAGAATTCAGTAAAGGCTCCACTATTAGCCAAAGGATCAAAGAAGAACTGTGTTACATCTTCACCCAAAACATCAGTTGGAGAGAATGCCAAATACTTTGGATATCCGTTGAACTCAAAGTTATAGTCAATAGTTAGGTCTCCATCAGCACTAGGATACGCAATAGATACTGTATTAAATACAAATGTTGCGCTAGTTGCTGTCTTGGTTAGTGTAATTGTACCCGCATCAAGTACTCCACTACCACCTGTGGATTCAACCAAGATAGTGAAACATTCAACACCAGCAGAATTAACTAGACCACTATTAGCCTTGACATCAAAGATATAAGATCCAGTGCCAGAAGCTAGTGTGATTGTATTTCCCCGTACCAATCCACTTAAGAATGCCGTTTGGTCACCAAAACCTTGATCAAATTTTGATACTTTAAATATTTTTAGATTAGAACCAGTGGAATCTGCAATTAGAGCTGCGTTGTTAGCATTTAGAACTGATACGCTAGTTTCCCATTGAGCTGTAATACCACCAGAAGGACCAACAACACCAGTAGCACCAGTAGAACCAACGAAACCTCTAGGTCCTAGAGGACCTGTAGGACCATCATTACCAGTGGCACCAGTAATTCCTGTGGCACCAGTAGAACCCAATGGTCCAGTAGAACCAGTAGAACCATCAGGACCTGGGACTAGAGATGCTTGACCTTGGGGACCAGTTGCGCCGTCAGCACCAGTAGAACCAGTTACACCAGTGGCTCCAGTAGTACCAATAACACCTGTAGCGCCAGTAGCACCACCAGGATCGCCTTGAGGACCAGTAGATCCAGTTGTTCCAACAGGACCAAGTTCACCAGTGGCTCCTGTAGTTCCAGTCAAACCAGTAGAACCAGGGAGACCGCCAGGACCGAAAGGACCAGTTGCGCCAGTAATACTTATACCAGTAGCACCTTGTGGACCAATTACTCCAGTGGATCCAATTTCACCCTGAATTCCAGTAGCACCTGTAGCACCAATACCAGTAGAACCTTGAGGACCAGTAGAACCAGTAGCACCACCAGGTGAACCTTGAGGACCAACAGGACCAAGTGAGCCCGTAGAGCCAGTAAGACCAGTGGCACCAGAACCAGTCGCACCACGAGGACCTTGTACACCAGTAGCACCAGTAGCACCACCAGGAGATCCAGCAGGACCTTCACTGCCAGTAGCGCCAGGATTTCCAGTAAGACCAGCAATACCAGTAGCACCCGTAGCTCCACCTGGATCACCTTGAGGACCTGTAGCTCCAGTAGAACCTAGAGGTCCTGTACTTCCTTGGGGACCAGTAGTTCCAGTAGCACCTAGAGGACCTTCTGGACCAGTAGCACCACCAGGTGATCCATCAGGACCAGTAGCTCCTGTTAATCCAATAAAACCTTTAGGTCCTGTTGATCCCTTGGGACCAGTAGAACCAGTTTTTCCCTTTGGACCTTTAATACCAGTAGCGCCTGTCGCACCAAACCCAGTAGATCCCACGGAACCAGAAGCGCCTGTGGCTCCTATACCAGTTCCTGGACCTTGGGCAGACCAATATTTACCACTCCAAAAGTAAGTGATATTTGTAGAAACGTCTGTAAACAGATCGCCAATTGTTGGATTTGCTGGAAATTGAATAGCCATTACTAGTCAATAATGAAACGGGTGCTGGTGTATTTAGGTGGGTTTTAGTAGAGAACTATTCTTCTTCAAAATCAATAGCATTACCAATATTATCAGTTAAACCTGATGTGAGGTCATTTAAAAGACTATTTGTAGCATTAGTGGCAAGCCCACCAACGCTCTGGTTAAGATCAAATCCCATAAAATCACCGACACTTTGAGTTAGACCACCACTCAAATTATTAACAGTAGAAGTAAGACCATCCGTAAGACCACCTACAGCATTATTAAGACCACCTGTAAGCCCACCAAGGGCTCCATCAGCAATTCCACCAAGACCTCCAGTAATTCCACCAAGGGCACCATCAACAACACCACCGAGAGTGTCACCTACAAGACCACCAGCAAGATCACCAAGACCACCACCAATAGCATCAGTTAGACCACCAGTTAATCCACCAATGGCTCCGCCAGCAAGATCACCAAGACCACCAGTGAGACCACCCAAAGCACCACTAGCAATACCACCAAGACCTCCAGTAATTCCACTTAATGCTCCGCCAATAGCCCCATCAACTAATCCAGAAAACAAACTAGGAGATGATATTAAACCACCAGCTAGATCAGTAAGACCTGAAAATGGTGAGAGTAATGCCCCAAAAGCACCAGCAGGAAGACCAGTATCCTCAAATACTCTAGTAGCCCACTGCGCAGCGTCGTCTAATAAGTTTCCCTTAAGACCACTCTTCTCTAAAACATTACCTGCTATAAGAGTACGACCAGATCCAGATTTAATACTGACATTTCTACCAGCAACTATATCAATATCCTCATCAGCTTGTAGGGTAATATCTTTAGCGCGAATACGAACTCTGCCATTTCTATCCGCATTGATACATACATCCCCATTCTTGCCTTGGATTAAAATATCAACCCCAGAAGATGTTGCTTTTTGTCCACCAACAATTTCAATAGTTCTGTCATTGTAGATGTGAAAGTTTCCATTCTCACCCAAACCCACAAGGTTTACATCCTCTTCCTTATCGGTCACCCCATATATTTCATATATTTGGCTACCAGCAGTAGTAGTTTGTGGATTACATACATCTATTCTAAAATTAGAACCAAAACTATGTAATGATCTTTTTTCCCAATTAGCAGTCATAGTTAGCTCTCAACACAATCAATAACTTGAACAACTTCTGTCTGTAGAAGTCTTGGAGTAAGACTATCGGAAATCTCACCGGCAGCAATTTGCTCTGCCGTAGGTAGTCTCACTAGGACTGGCGTATAAGTCAATCCACTGCCAATAATGGCATTAGATACAAATTTACCATTAGCATCATATATCTTACCTGTATTTATTGGTTCAGAAGCAATTGGACTATCGTTGACAAGACTTCCCCCAGGAGGAATTGGTGGATCTACAGAAGGTATATTGATGATAAGCTCATTACTATCAAGGTCATTAGGAATTTGAACGATATTAATTGGTAATATATTAACCACAGTTCCTCTTTCATTAGGAAGTACTTCATATCTTCCACCATACTGATCCTGTACGATACCAGGAGAATAACCAAAGCCGCCAGTGATTATCTGTACATCACTCACAACAAATAACTCCTCACCAGATGATGGATAGCCCTCTCCAGGAGTTACAATATAAATTCTAATTACTTTACCCTCCCTATTGATAACAGACCTTGCTACAGCACCAATCCCAAGCCCACAGTTATCTGTAATCTCTACAAATGGTGGATATACATAACCTTCACCACCATTAGTCACCTCGATAGAAACAACGCCACCTTGCTTATCAGTGATAGTTCTTTCATCTACAGTATCAACATACCTACCAACAAATGCCTCCGCTGTAGCACCTTCACCTCTTCCTCCAAAAATTTGAACTTGTGGTCCAAAACAAGTTGTAGGGAGATCTGTTGTACAATTAGAGATCGCACTAGTATTGCCAGAATATTCACTCAAGAATGGGAAATCACCAAATTGCCTAGTCAAACTATCAGCAGAACCAGTAATTTCTTCTATAGCCCCATTAGCAACGTTAGCTGCTTTAAGTATATCGTCCAAAATATCACCAATACTGTCAGCAGCACCAAGACCAACAATATATTCTTTCACAAGTCCACTACATTTATTACCACTCTGATTCAATGCCAAAAGCCCCCCAGCAAAATCTCTAACAATATCTATAGTGGATCGTAGGGCATCTTCAGTACTAAATCCACCACTCAAAATAGTCGCCACAGCTTTTAGTAATGGGGAAATGCCATCATCAATATCATTAATAATTGAATTAACTAGAGCAGAATTAAATTGAGCACCAGCACAGCTACTGAAATTATCGTTGTTTTCGATAGTATCTCTAACTAGGTCTTCAATTTTTGTTAGCATACCAGAGACTACTTCATTTGCTATCAATTGAATAGCTTCTTGTAGTATTAAAATTGGTGGCTGTAAAGCAATTAGAACAGCTTCCGCTGCTAGTTTAGCTTTAACAGGATTTTGAGTTGCTGCTAGAACTGCGGCAAATGTTTTTTTGTATAACGCACTCAATCCAGCATTCAATAAAGGAACTAACCCATCAAATAAGTTAAATATCATTTCTCCAACATATGGATTCACTAGAGCGTGTACTCTATCAATTGTACCGGCAATCATAGACTCAACACGAGCCGCATTGTCAGTAAATTTTTTAATTTCTCCCAGTAAGTTATTAATCTCATTGGTTACAGCAGAAGCTTTATATCCATTGGGATCACAAGTATCTGCCAACGCAATTTTACTGCCGACAGCAGATGCTAATTTGTCAGTTCTCTTTGATGGCTGACTATTTAGATTATTTTGATTAGATTCATCATCAGGAACTTTACTATTTTTATTCTTGTTTTCAGTAAATCCAGTATGTGGTAGATATCCAGTTTTTCCACTTTCTGATGGATCACTATTAGATACTACATCAGTTCTTGGCAGAACTCCAGTAATAACTGGTTGTTGCTCATCTTCATCATAGTAGGCAATGCTAACAGTATCACCCTGATTTAATGATGGGGTCTGTGCATAATTTGCGGCACCAGAGCCTGCAGTAACAGGCATCAATACTTGAGCCCACGGTAAGTCGTCATCAGACAATACATTCTTATCTGGAGGATGTTTATCAAAGATACGAACTTTATATCTCCAAGACCATCCACCACCAGCTACTTGTGATTGCTGTGGTTCTGTTGGAGCAATTCTGCCGAAATAAAGTCTCATGATTACTTCTGTCTTTCGCCGTAAGTGTCTCTGGTCAACATCATAGATGTATAAGAAGTTCTTGGATCATAATGATGACACAATTCCTTTATCATATATATACCGCTAATTTGGGTTCTATCTGGCTCCGTTAGGTCACTATCACCAATACTAGCAAATACACAATCAATCAAATCTCCTGCGTGTAAATTAGTATTTAATGGAACTTGAATACTAACCGACTGAGCAAACAGAGAATTATATCTCATTTTCCTTTGAGATGAAAATAATGTTGGATCTACATTACTTTTAGTACTCACTTTTGGATTAGCAGTACCCTTATCAAAAGTTTCTGTAATAATTTTGGTTGGAAATTTTGATAGGTCAATATTACCCAATTTTGGTGTTTCTTCACTAATCCGTTCACCTAGAGTTGGAATAGTTCCATAATTATCTTGACTAAAAATATTATCAACAGTAACATTAAATGAAACTGGATCAAAAAACCTTCTAGCAGAAGCGATAACTCCTTTGCGCAGATCTTCAGCCAAACTTCCAGCTTGATTTATGACAAAATGATTTATTTTATAATCAATTGATATTAAATCTCCTCGTGGCTCAAAATCATTAGGAGATCCATTATATTCAGTATAAACATATTTGGGCACATCAACTGACTGAGCTACCAGATTATCTATAGACTTAAATGCAAATCCTCTCCTGGTCTGATAGAAAAAGAATCCTGCTGATGAATTTCCTGTGTCCGAATTTAAACTACCTTCCGAGTTAGCTTTACTTGCCAATTTCATTATAGCTTCAAATGGCTTCATCTGACTTCCCCAGAAACCATAGTTCACTGAAGTTGTGTCAATATCTGCCTCAATTGAAGACTGAAAACTTTCATCAATTATAGTCTGTACGTGATCACTAATTCTAGTTGACTCGCCATACTTTTTCTCCAGAAATACCATCTCATTCATATAAGCTTCTTTAGAAAATAAATGAAGCTTGAAAAATTCAGCCCTGTCGTCTCTAATTAAGTCGGTAATATCATTAACATATAGTGATCTTCTGGTCGCATAATCCAAATCTTGGTTTGTTGCCGAGTTACTCTGAATATAAAGTTCTACTTCCTCACCCTTACGAATCTTCATACCCTCGTATAAAGAAACATATTTACCAGTTTCATCACTCTTAATTGCTCCACCCGAATTGGCAATTTGAATCGTACAAGAAACGGTAGGACACAAGACATCCTCATAGAAATCAATAGATGTTGCAGCTAATCTGAAATCTACAGTCTTACCGTCCTTTTTAATTGTAAGTACTCTATATAGAGATGGTCTAATTGACATTACGACACAGATTCACCTATACTATTTATTCCACCTCAATATATTCTTTCTGTGTCATTACTATTGTATTATTAATAATCTTTTCTCCTCCAGTCTTAATAGAAGACAGAGTATCCAAGAACATATTTTTAGCTGAAGATAAAGCACTATTTCCATTAGCTGGAGCAGCCGTTTCTTGCCTCGAAAGTTTCTTACCAATACTTATCAGATTGAGATATGGTTCGGGATTAATTGCCTTACCATCCTTACCACCAATATAAACCTCATAATGAAGGTGAATTCCAGTACTTGTACCTGTACTTCCAATTTCACCAATAGCCTGCCCAGTATAGGAATCACCGTTCTTTACATAAACAGATTTAAGGTGAGCAAACATATAACTCTTCCCAGTTTCTTTTGAAGTGATAATTACAAAATTACCATATCCACGTGGATCAAAATCCACTCTAGTAACTTTACCAGAAAGTTTCAATGCTACCCTATAACCAGCTCCAGGAGGAGCTAGGTCAATACCATTATGCATTCTGTAACCACCAAATGTAGGATGCTCTCTCATACCGAATTTACTAGTAGTTACAATTTTACTAGACTTTCCACCCATAAACTCATCTTTAACGGTAGATGTGCCAGAGGAAGCTGCTGGTCGTGGAGCCTGAACATTTGGTGGCTTTTCCTTTGGTGTTGGGATATCTGATGAAGATAATGTGCCACCCTGCGGATAGTTAATGGGTGCCGCCCCACCAGCCCTCATTGGATCACCTTTACTGGGGTCACGAAGGATTTGGTTATCACCAGAACCACCACGCCAGGAAGAGCCTGGGATGCGTCCATCAGCACCAGTTCCAGCGGGACGTTCACTTGGTCTTTTCTTGTAGTAGCCAGGGGCAGCACGAAACTCAAGTGCGCCACGAATCTCTTTGGCTGAATCAGCTCTAAAACCAGAATTACGCATATCAGCGATATATCCATTGATTTGCTCAACAGACCTCCCAGAGAAAGCTGCGGCATCTTCGGCAGTTTTGATTTTGCGATATTTGCCTATTCCCCTATCAAAAACACCTTGGAATTGATCGGGCTGGGCAAAGACATCAGTGAAGTTATCTGGGTAGCGACTATCTGCCACACGATTAGCACCTACTTGGAGCACATCAGTAGCTGAGACACCTCTACCTGCCTCTGTGGCGATTGCTGCGGCAATCCTATACTCTTCTGCCGTTCCTTTAATCTTAGCACCACTGCCACTGGATTCAGAAGCTTGAGAACCAAAGGCAGGTGTTTTTGGTTTAGCAACTGGCTCCTCTTCTTTAAATTCTTTATCAAGTTCAGAACGTATTTTTTCTATACTTTCATCAGCTTTAAATTTCTCTAGAATATAATCTAGCTCCTCCTCCTCTCTTCCCCAGACTGCTCCCATTTCACTGACGGATGTAGATATATCCTCAAGATTTTCATCCAATTCTTCTTTAGCAGTTTCAATCCTGCCCGATTTATCCGTAAAATCAAACTCCTTTATATTTTGTACAAAGGCATTCATAATTTTACCAAGAGACTTAAATGTGGCTCCAGTTGAAGTAATAGCCCTTTTCACGGATCCAGTAAATACCTTTACCTTCTTAATAAAAATTTCAACCTGCTTAATTATCCAGGGTAAATTATCAACAGCCCAAGCAGCTATAAGCTTCCATAAAGAAGCTAATGGTTTTTTGACAACCACATCGACAATTTTAGTTGCTGCAGGTACAATTCCCCCCTCTCTACTTTTTTCTCTGCTTTTTCTTCTTTCAAGCTCTTCAGTATCTCTTTCCTTTCTCCTCTGACTTAAATTTTCATTTTTAATTTTTAAACTTGTAGCTTTAATTTTATCTCCAGTAGATGTTATGACAGAATTAGAAGTAGAAGCTACCCCTTTAAGAAAGGTTCTTGAGCCTCTTACTAAATTTCTAGCAATACCTATTGCTTTTGTTGTGACAGCGGGATTAGCCATTAGTTAACACCTACTTCAGATAACTGATAAATCTTACCAGCAAGTTCCCTGTAAATATTACTCTGGGGATCTCTAGTATTAATCGATTGAACTTCCTGCTGTGGAAGAGTTTCAGCTGGCTTCTCTTTTTTCATACGTGACATAATTGGAGGAAGCTCTTCCAAGTTGAAAGTACTAGCTGGAAGACCACCAGACAATTGCATTCCTTCTGGCGTACTAAAGCTACCAGCATCTACCCGATCCCCTGGACTAATTTTAATAGAGGTTTCTGGGTGAGTTGATTTACTATCTGAAGCGGGAGTAACCGTAGCTGTATTATTATTGTTAGTAATATTTTCAATAATATTACTATAATTACCAGCCATAGTCTCATCTGACGTGGTTTCCATTCCAGCCATCGTCATCCCAGCTTTAGCCAAAGCATCAGCTGTATTTGCGGCAAGAATACTACCAATAAGACCACCTAAAATGCCACCAACACCAGTACCAATAACTGGAATTGGGATTGCTATGGTTCCAATACCAGCACCAATAGTAGCACCAGCCTTCATTCCTACCATACCAGCAATGCCAGAAGCAAGTCCTCTAATAAGAGCCTCTTCATTACCTTGACCACCTGCTTTATTGAGTGCTATATCAACCGCAATACCAACTCCAGGAAGTCTCAAAAGAGGTCTTGCTATTTTTGCAATACCTGTTAGTAACTTGTTACCTGCCTTACCAGCGATACCAGCTGCATTAAAGACCTTCCCTAGGAGATCCTCTATTCCTTTTAGTCTACTTGTTGGATTACCTGTCGCAATACCTTCCTTTGCGGCATAACCTTTCAATGGATTTAATTTCTCCATTGCCTTGGAACCAAAATCTTTAAATCCACGCATAAAGTTGCTAGCACCCTCCTGCATCTTATCAAAGCCAAGCTTACCGCCAACTCTGCTAGCAAAGGATTTGACTTTACTACCACCCGCCCTTAACTTATCAATAATATTTCCAAAAAATCCCTTTGGTTTAGGTGGTTTAGCATTTTTAGCAGCTTGAGCAGATTTAAGACCACCACTAAGAACATTTTTGGCGCTCTTATATAAATTAAATAACTTACTTCCTAATCTTTTGATCCCATTAAATATTGCATTAGCAACTCTAGATGTTACATCAAATATTGCGTTAAATATCTTTTTAGCAATTCTAAATGCGGAAGTGGCAATTTTAGAAGCAATTCTAAACGCAGTAGATGCAACCCTCCTAACACCTCTTAATATTCCCCTTACAATTCCATCAAATATATTAAAAATACCACGGACATTCGGCAATATGCCAACAACAGCGGTACTAAAACTATCAATACTTAAATCAAATGACCTAATACTGTCCAGTATTGCTGGTAGATTATCAATTATCCAAGCAGCACCTAATAGTAATAATGCTTTTTTCAGTTTATCCCAAAAACCCATAACCTTTCCGGTTACGGCATTGGCAGTTTTCTGTAGTGGTGCTACTGCTGCGGCAGCAGCCTTGGACAATCCCTCAACAAAATTCTCTCTTGCTGTTCTTTTATTCCTTTCAAGGTCTAATGAAGCTTGTCTAGTCTCTTGCTTTTCAGTTTTTAATTCTTGATCTCTCTTATCAGAGATAATTTTATACAGATTCTCAATAGACTTTTTATTAGTCTGAGCCTGATCAGAAATATTAGTCGCTGACTGCTGAAAAGTATTGTTTAATGACTGCGTTATAGTCGCAAATTTATTAGCAACAACAATAGCAGATTTTGGCTGTACGCCACCAGAACTATTAGATTTATCGGATCCACCACCATCTCCACCGCTCATTCCACGCGAAGCGCGGAACATAGCGATTCTTTGTTGTTTTGACAGGTATGCCCCTGATTGGGGATCAACACCTGAACTAGCAGCTCCAAATAAACTCATTTGTAGTATTACTGTTGTGCTATGCGCTGTTCTTCTTCCTCAATCCAGTTCTTTAGTAGAGTGACATAAATGTCTCTTTCCCAAGGGATTAGATCTTCAATGTCTCTAAGACTGTATTTATGGTGTTGAATAAGTGCAAAGTTTGTTTTATAGTATGACTCAAGATCTTCATGAGCCATACTTATGCGAAAAAAGATCCTAGCCCCTCAAGTACAACATCACTAGTCACCTTAGTTTCTGGATTAGTAACCTGAATGGTATGACTTAGTTTAGGCATTGTTGTAAAGAACTTTTCAATTCCTTCAAACTGCTTTGGCTCTAAATCTTCTATCCACTCAATCAACTCTTCCTTTGATGATTCGGTTGCTGCCCAGGACTCTTCTTCAGAGAAAATCATACTAATGCAGGATGCGATTAGTTCCAGGCTATCCGTAATACTGATGTCTTCTTGATCTGCACCCATAACAGTTTCAATATTAGGATACTTCATCTGGATAGAGTACGTATCATCAATTTTAATATTGTTTGAATGCTCATCATCAAAAACAACTTTGACCTCATCCAAGTAAATTGTCTGGGTTACTTGAGTAACACCATCATCTGGACAAGTAATAATAACTTCAACATCTTCTCCAATAGACTTGCCACGGATAGATAGGAATAAGTATTCAATGTCAAAAGTTGCTAGATTTTCTGTAGAAAATCCTTTAGTAAGTACACAAGCCTCAATAACATCTTTAATTCCCCTAACCATTTCAGCTTGATCATTAGACTCACGAGCTAAAATAAGAACTTTTTCTTCCTTAACAAGGAAAGGACGGAACTTAATTTTCTTACCCGTAGAAGGCACAATGGCTTCATGGGTCACCTTGGCGATCTTTGGAAGAGCCATAATATAGTAAAAGGAATGCTATAGTTATTTAGGAGGTTAATTTTGATATAATCTCATCAAAGGCAGAGTCAAAGCAGACTGAACTTCACTGGGTTTTAGCATAAACAAGGGAGTTGTGTTTCCCCCAAAATTATAGTTTCTTTGCTTACCAATATGCAAATTCATACCAGTCCACCCCCAGTCATATACTCCCTTGACCTGAACTATGGGGTATCTGTCACTAAGTATATTTGGTGTTGATGCAAAGTATACGTACACATATACCTTACCTGGGATTGGCATTTGGGTTTGAGTATCGCTCAATAATGGTATGAGATCATCCATAATATCTTCGGCGTACTCTGCACCAGTTAATTCATCTAATAAAGGACGAATCCTATTATTAGACTTTTTCTTCTTTTTAGCCATCAGGGACTCGTATTTTTAGTATTGGCTGCCCTAATAGTACTCGAATTTACATACTCGGAGTTAAATCCATACTTGGAAATGTCTCGCATATCGTTGAGGAATTGATTCAAGTAAGATGGTCTCAGTATATAAATTTCTCTCTTCTTATCATTTTTATTAGTCTCATATTCAAAATTAGTGATGCCACGTATAGGTGAAATTTTTTGGAATGGATTATCTGGGTTTTGTATTGTAAAATCAGGCGCAACAACAACTCCAGGTGGATAAATCAATCTCCCGCTACTATCCCTGACCTCAGTACTCTCATAGTAATTGATATTATTTGCAGCATCACCGTACTTTTCAATGATATAATCATACAATTGCTGCACTGTAATGGGATAATCGTTTTGATAATTTATGATATTAGCTGTTACTAAAACAACCCAGTCATAATCGGAAGACCCGTATACATTATATGCTATTTGATCTGGTCTCTCATCTCCACGAATATTATATTTTTGAAAAACAGTAACATTACTTTGAAGGTCATCTCTCAACTTACCCCTGAGAAAAATATTTTTCAGTAATAAGTAATCCTGCGATCCAGTACTAGAAGTTAAAAAGTTTTGATACTCAATATTTGGTAACTGTCTAAAATATGACATTAGAATCCAACTCCATCATTAACAGATCTATAATCTTCATTGTATACAGGACTTAACTCCCTAAACCTCAACTGCATCTGCATTTTCACTGGTGTACCGTCACCATAAGTAGCATATGATCCAGTTCCAATATAATTAACATTCATTCCAGTTAGAGCAGACTGTTTAATAGAATATAAAAACGGATGTGCTCTAGAACCTTGCATAAAAACAGGCTGAAAAACATCTGGTGCTTGGATGAATGCCCCCTGACCACCACCATTAGAAGCAGTTTTTTTCGCAGACATAGACTGCTTTAAGGTAGAAATAATTTGCTTAATCTGATTCGATTCGTTAAGGTCTCTTGGTGTGAGAGTAAATGAATAGTTAAATTCTCTCAAGATAACACCTTTGAATAGGAGCTCTAGGTTTGGATTCAATACCTGCCCAGTAGTCCTACTAATCAAAGACTGTGCGTCAATATTACCACCAACAACATTAATTGCCTCACCAATCAAGGACTTTTTAACAGCGTCACGTACTGTAGGATCTAGAGCTGCTCCACCAGCACCAGTAAAGAACTTATTGACAACCTTACCTAGTTGCTCTGCCTTATTTGCGTTTTCTGCTTTGAGGGCAGTTAAAATATCCTCCGCAACATTTATACCTGCAAGTTGAAGAGAATTCAAACTATCACTATCCCAAGTAACAGCATTTGAATCTGAAATATTATCAGGCATTGGCAAAATAATATTTGATAGTGATCTTTTTAAGTTTCTAGTACCTTTACTTCCGGTAATATTTAAAACTCTATTATCAGTATCTCTGCCTATACGTCTCCCACTACCAGGTGGTTGATAATTAAAAATACCCACCATAAAATAATCATTATTGCCCGAAGCAATATTAGTGGGATACTGAAGTGTTTTACTTAATGCCATAGATCTTCAGCTTTTTTTATATTTAGTTAGTGAATAAGTTTAAAATATCTGAAACAGGTCCAGCTATTCGGTTAATTGTGTTAAGTGTGTTGGTAAATCCATTAAAATTTAAATCAGAGAACGCATTAGTCACACCTGATTCTAAATTATTTCCAAATCCCCTCACGGTATCATATGACAGGATAGATCCCGCAATATATCTATCATATCTAAATTCACAAGTAACTCTCGTTAGCTCACTATTAGGACCATATCTAACTGGAGTTGATGATAAATTAATTGGAAATAAACCTAGGAATGAATATTCCATTACTCTCTCCAAACTAGATTCAAACTTATATATTTTTGTGGAATCACATTTGTATCCACTAGTAGGATCATTTGGGTAATTCATTCTATATGTATAGTTTCTATCAGCATAGTCTGCGAATCCGTTTCCACTAGCAACATATTCCATCCAGTGCTCTAAAAACTTTAGAGATCTATATTGAGTGTCGCAATAAAACTCCAATGAAAGAGAAGTAAATACCCTCCTATGTGCCATTGTCTCCGTAATTCCAGCGAAATTCGTAGACTCAGTTCCAGCCAAAGATGACCCAGGAAGTTGAGCACTGTAACATAACAAACCAGAATCTTCTGATATAAATGCGTTATCTACGCCACGTGACCCAAGATATCCCCTGAGTCTTGGAGATAACCCACCAAACTGTACTTGATAGTAATTTGATCTTGACAAATTACCTATCAGTGGCTTGACATCTTCTATGTTTAGCTGTCTAGGCACGCTAAATACTGATAAACTACCTACTCTATTTATGTCCTATAAAGGAATCTATAAACCAGAAAATCCAAAAAAGTATATTGGTAATGCCAATATGATTGTTTATAGGTCTTTATGGGAGCGCAAGCTGATGGTCTATTGTGACAAAAACACAAAGGTTACTAAGTGGGCATCTGAAGAGATCTCTATCCCATATTACAATCCAGTGAAAAAAAGAATGGCTAAGTACTTCCCAGACTTTTATATGGAAGTAGTTACCAAAGAAAATAAGAAAGAAAAAATACTGATTGAAGTAAAACCCCTAAAAGAAACAAAGCCCCCACAATACAAACGTCGTACAAAGAACGTTCTTATTGCAGAGGCTATGTATTCCCAGAACCAGGCTAAATGGAATGCTGCTAGAGAATTCTGTTTAGATCAAGGTTGGGAATTTAAAATTATGACCGAGAAAGAACTCGGCGTGTAATCATTCGTCAGCTAGACTTTGAAACCAGCTCAGAGCATCATCATCGTCACTAGAGGCAGGCTCTGGTGTTGCTGTTGATGGAAGCTCAGGCTCACTGTAGGCTGCTACTTCTTTCTTGAAGGCAGGTCTAGCAGACCGTAGCTGCTCTTCAATGTCTTCATCACCAGAGTCTTCCTGGGCTGCTGGGCGGCTGCTAGGAGCACCCAAGCCTAGGACTTGGTTAAGACGCTTCTTAAGAACATCATACTCTTTGAACTGATCAGAAGCAACTAGCTCGGATAGTGAGTTCAACTTATTGTATAGAGCTTCTAGTGCTTCATCATCGCCACCTAGAAGGGGCTCTACCTTGGCAAATTCGGAGGAGTCATAGTTGCGGTAGCCAGCAACGTTCTTAGCCTTGAGCTTGAAGTTAGCGCCTTCCCAGAAGTCAAATGGGTTGATTGCTTCTTCATCTTCAAACTCAGGCTGCATAGCAGACATAAGCTTATCAAAGATTTTCTTACCGAACTTGTAGAGGAATACTCCACCTTCGTTCTGTGGGTTTGCTGGGTCTTTGATGACCATGATGTTAGCAATATAGGTGAGCTTACGCTTCTGCTTACGTGCTTGCTCTTTACCTGAGTCAGTGCCGTTGTTCCATAGCTCACTATTGAACTCGGATACGGGATCTTTCTGACCGATAGTAGTCAAGCTATTCTCAATGTACCAACCACCTTTGGCTTGGAATGCGTGGGAATACATCTTAACGAAAGGCATATCTTCGCCTTCTGGTGCTGGTAGAAAACGGATA